ATGAACCAACCAATCTTTACTTACGACCAAACCGCTGCATTGAAAGCCGGTCAATCTTCATTTATCAACGAAACAGGGGCTTATGTCGGCAAAATCACCCTTGCCAAATGGACACAATCCCAAAGCGGAGCGAAAGCCTTAGAACTCAGTTTTGAAGATGAAAACGGAGCAAAAGCCGATTACCTCTCCATTTACTACACCAATAAAAATGGTGAAACGCTGAATTACGGTAGCAATATGATACAAGCTATTATGGGTTGCACAGGCGTAAAACAACTTACGCAATCTGCGTATAACAATAACCAAATCGCCCCTGAATTAACTGATAAGCGAATAGGTTTAATGTTGCAGAAAGTGCTACGCCTTAAACAAGACGGTTCAGAAACGCATAGTTTCCAAATTCTCTGCCCTTTCTCGGCAAACAGTCGCAAAACCCTTGCTGAACACGCAGAAAACAAACCGGCAGAGCGGATTGATTGGCTGATTGCCAACACCAAAGACAAAGATGAGCGAGCAAAATCCAATAACCAACAAAACAGCTATGCAGCCCAGCAACAATATTATGCCTCTGCCCAACCACAAGGACAATGGGACGGCTACGCTGACCACGAACGCCAACAAATGAGCCAACCACCACAGCAACCAAATAATTTTGATGATGATATATGTAAACAACCGTTCTAATTCAACCGCCCCAAAAGGGGCTTTTTAATAGGTAGCCAATATGACAACCCAAAAGAAATACGAACTCCTCCAAAACGACACAATCAACCACAACGGCAGAACACTCTACCGCATCAAAGCCATAACCACATTTGGAACAGTCTTTGCAGGTACACTTGGCGGCTATATTGAAAAAGAGAGCAACCTAAAACATTTAGGAAATGCTTGGGTGTATGACAACGCCGAAGTTCACGATGAGAAAACGAAGCGGGAATATCAGCTACTGATTGAGGTAGCAAAAAGCAGAATTTTAGGAGAAGCGACTTAATCAGTCGCTTTTTTATTGGAGAATAAAATGAATACAAGCGAATTAATTCAAAACCGTGAAGAAACACACGGCGATTTTCACACCGGTGCAATGATTTTTACGGACATAACCAAACACCTCGAAAACAAACCGCACTTAGACAGTTCACACAAATACGCCATCTCAATGATAGCGACCAAATTAGTCCGAATTATCAACGGCAACCCAAACGAACCTGACCACTGGTTAGATATCTGCGGATATGCCACTTTAGGCGGACGGCTGAATATTCCGCAAGAGCCACTCACGCCACAGCCGCTGAATGCTATGGTGGAATTGCCTGTACATCAACATAACCACAAACACGGAGAATAAAATGAAACCATTTGATTTAAATAAAGCATTGGCAGGTGAGCCAGTAAAACTAAGAAATAATGATAAGGCATTTGTAAAATACCTAATTAGTGATGACTATATTAGAGATAATAAAGACCACCAAGTACAAGGGTATACAGTTGATGAAGAAAATGTATTTTTGTCAGAAGTATCGTGGGCTGTTAGCGGATCTCATTTCAATGATGGAACAATAGCTCAATATGATATTGTTGGTATGTGGGAAGAACCAAGACCTACAGTAACTCTCACTCTTCCTTGTCCATTAAAAGAACCAAGAGATGGAATGTGGTTTATTGGCGATAATTTCAATGTGATAAAATCAAATTTCCCTACACATTCTTATATAGAAAAACTATTTGATCAAGGGTTATATTTCGCTTCAGCAGAAGATGCTAGAGCGTGGTTAGATGCACTTAAGAATAGCATGAGATAGTGTGCTTATTATTCTCTCAACCATTGGTATTTTGGAGAAAGAAAATGAATGAAGAAAACAACGGCTGGATTTCGGTTAAGGATAGATTGCCAGAAATCCGCAAAGAAGTCTTGATAACAAACAATTTTATTATGATTGCTCAATTCAATGGCGAGAGCTGGTTCAAGCCGGGTGGATTCTTAGGTATTCAGCCTGTCTATGGTGTTACCCACTGGCAACCTCTTCCCGAGCCACCAAAAGAGAAAGCAAATGAAAGAAATTAAACTAGGTGTATCGCCACTCACAAATGAAATTTATGCAGGCTATGTCAATAAAAAAGGCGATTTATGAACTGAAAAGCAAGATGTGACAATGCCGGCTCTATTATGTGTAGTTCAACACTGTTTGAAGTTTGGCTCCCCAATCATTATCTCAAAAGAAAATGGCGAGCCTGAATTTGAAATTACTGTAAAGGATTTAAGAAAATGAGTAAAGAAAACAACGGCTGGATTTCCATTGAGGACAAATTACCACCTATTGAAACGGATGTGCTAGGGTTATGCGATATTTCAGGAATGCAGTTAATTTTAATAGTTTCAAGAGAACTTGCCGATAACGAGTGGTATTTTCTTAGTGTAAATCAATATGGGCTTGATGACGATGTGATTGCAGTAACCCACTGGCAACCACTTCCAAAGCTGCCAAAGGACAACCAATGACAGACACCAAACGATTAGATAAACTAAACATTAAAGGTTTCCTAAATGAAAAACAAACTTAAGCGTATTTTACACAAAATCAAAACTGAGCAAGATATGAATTTCATTTTTTGGTTATGTGTTGTAGTTCTACTCTTTAACTTGGTCCCATACTTATACGGATTAATCTAATTGACACCGCCCCCAATTCGGATTAAGATAACCGCACTTTCAAGCCGTATTTCACGGCTTTTTTTGTACCTAAAAACGGAGAAACGAAATGGCAAATAGCGTAATGATTGTACAAGGCGTGGAGGTCAAAGTAACCGCTCGTGATGGCGAAGATTACATCAACCTTACTGATATGCTACGAGCCAAAGACGGCGATTTCTTCATTAGCGACTGGTTACGCAACCGCAATACCCTTGAATACATCGGCATTTGGGAAGAAATGAACAACCCGAATTTTAATTATGGCGAATTCGCCACAATTAAAAATCAATCCGGCTTAAACCGTTTCAAAATCAGCGTCAAAGAATTTGTTGCTCAAACGAATGCGATTAGCTTGCAAGCCAAAGCGGGGCGATACGGTGGCACTTATGCCCATAAAGACATCGCTCTTGAATTTGCGATGTGGATTAGCCCCGAGTTCAAGCTCTATCTCATCAAAGAGTTCCAACGCCTCAAACAGCAAGAAGCGAACGAAAGTAAGCTCGAATGGAGCGTAAAACGCATTTTAAGCAAGGCGAACTACCGCATTCATACTGATGCCATCAAAGATCACATCATACCGGCATTGCTGAATACAAAACAACATACTTTCGTTTATTCCAGCGAAGCGGACATTCTCAATCAAGCTCTCTTCGGACAAACGGCAAAACAGTGGAAAGACCGCAATCCGAACCTGAAAGGCAATATGCGAGACCACGCTACCGTTGAGCAACTTACCGTCCTTGCTGCATTGGAAAGCCAAAACGCCCTACTAATTGAGCAAGGTTACAGCCAAGAAGAGCGACTGGCAATGCTCAACCGTTTGGCTATTCAGCAAATGAGCTCGCTGTTACAAACCAGAGCGATTGAAGAACTGAAAGAAAAGCCATTGCTAATTGAAGAATAAAATCTAATTGACAAAAACCGCCCTTTCGGCTAAGATAACCGCACTTTCAACAGTAAAGTCGGGAACTGCAATTCCTGAATACCATACGAGCGGTGAAGAATGATAGTCGCTCAATGCGACTTTTTTTATAGCCGGAATCTAGTCAAATCAAGGCACTGTCAATTTGACAGTACCCCTAAATAAGGCACTTCCAATTTGGAAGTACCCCCTAAAACTAGGCGCTTGCAATTTGCAAATCCCCTATGTTGTCAATGATGGGCTAGGTAAGGAGATCGAAAGATCTGCCGTTGTCTCGTATGGACGGTTATTGCAGACCTTGCCTAGTTCATCACCAGTACTGCAATACTCGTGATGAGTTTTTAAACTTACATATGAGAAATTCAGAATGACAACATTAACTTTCCAAAACACTACACTTTCCGTTATCGATCAGAATAATCAAAAATGGATGCCCGCCTTAGAAGTTGGCAGAGCGTTAGGTTATAAAAATCCATCGTCTGATATATCTAAGCTGTACGAACGCAACAAAGATGAATTTACTCCATCAATGACAGCCATCATTGATATGGATACCGCTAGCGGTATGCAGAAAGTCAGAATTTCCAGCTTGCGTGGTTGCTGGCTATTAGGTATGCGTAGCCACACCAAAGTCGCCAAAGACTTCCGCAAATGGGTGCTGGATATTTTAGATAAAGAAGTTTTGCAAAATAATCAACAAATCGCACCGCTTGCAGAGCCAACAATCACTGCCGAAGAACAGAATATGCTACAAAATGCGGTGAAAGCCACGCACGAACGCACCAAGCTCAGCTACGGCGAAATCTGGGCAAGAACCAAAAACAAATTCAGGGTGGCTGAGTACAAGCAAATCAAGTGTAGCGATTTACGAGACGCTCTGATTTATGTAGCCAGTATGCAACCTGCCTGTATTGATAGACCAAGACAGACAATCAATGTGGATTGGTTCAATATGATGAACTTCGCCTTGCTACTGAAACAATACCACCGTTTCACCAAAGATTTACCGCATATCCACACCTACTTGTCGGCACTACCCGAGCACAGTGCAATGGCAGGATTGCTGAAAAATCACCTGACAGAAATGAAGAATAACGACCGGTTATTCACCGACAGTATTTTGTCGCTCTCTGAAATCTCGAACCATTTCCTACCGCAAGACCAATGGAAAAGCCTAATGCGGATTTTTAGCGAAATGATTGTGGAGTAATCCCCAAAGCCCCCCTGACTGCTATTTCTACGGAAATTCGGCAGGGGTTTCTTACACCCAAATTCAGAGAAACAGACGATGAAATACGCAAAAATTATTCTATTTTTAACCGCCTTTGCAGTTGCTGCCGACCATTTAGAGTTACGCAACGACTGCGATGGCAAACCATGCACTATCGCACAGCGATAATGCCTCCCTGAACCCTGCCCGTGCAGGGTTTATTTTTATCCACTCTCAATAGGAGAAACGAAATGACAGAAGAAGACAAAGAATATCTTCAAACTAAAATTGAAAACGAAGGTTTTGAATACGCTTTCGTCAGTTATAGTGACTTTGAAGAAGTCCAAGATGAAAAATTCCACGGGCTTCGCAAGGCTTATTTAAAAGCTCGAAGTGAGTTAGCGGAATATATTGATATTGAAGATTAACCACTGATGAACTGTTCATTGAACAAATGAACACTTGACAACCGCTTGTAGAACTTGTTCCGCAAGCGGTTATTTTTTGGAGAGAAAATGCACATAGAAGACAAAATCGCTTGGTGGCTTGCCAATGGAGAGACAGGGGTAAGCAGTAAAACAATGGCTTTTTACCTTGGTTACGGAATAAGACCAAAAATAGAAGGCTACCCACACGATGTATCGGATTTCAGGCGTTGCTTTCTGTTGTTGGAGACAGTCCCTTTTTTGCGAAATAGGATTGAAAAAATGGCTGAACTTGGGAAAGTTTGGGCTGCACTTGCAAAAGAATGGCACACATTAGAGGCTCTCTACAACGAAGAGGAAGGTCAAATAAGATGCCCCAAAACCTATGCTAAGTTGAGAGAAATCCTAGAAGCCAACGAAGAAAATGTTGTCCGCATCGGTAATGTGAGCATTTCGATAGGTTCAACGACTTAACGATTATTTAACCAAATCCCTCTAAATGAGGGGTTTATTTGGAGAGAATATGAACATCTACACTGACTTCCTTTCTCGTGAAGAGATTGAATTTATTACTCAATGCAAGCAGAAAAATCTAATCAAAAAACAACTCAACATTATGGGCATTCCATTTAAAGAAAATGCAAATGGATTCCCTGTTGTCCGCCGTGATTATGCTCAGGCTAAACAGCGTAAACCTATTGCAACGAATGATTCTGACTGGGTATCAAATGCATTTAAAGCGTAAATTGAGAAGAAGGAGGCACTTATGGCACGCCCTCGAAAATATGAAAACAACGGATTGCCACAAAACCTACTCTGTCGTCGCAGAAAGCGTGGGAACGGGCAAATCGTGGAATACTACTTTTACGTTCTCTCCAATGGCAAAGAAAAATCCCTGGGCACAAATAAATATGAAGCCGTTTTAGAAGCAGCTAAACTCAATTTTGAAAATAGCAAAAAATCCCCAGTCGTTTTATTTATTGATGTAGCTAAACGCTACGAGCTGGAAATTGTCCCTACCAAAAAAGCCAAAAACACTCGGCAATCTAATTTACAGGCTATTCATTGGCTATGTAAATTCTTTGGTAACCCACCTGCACCGCTCGAAAAAATTGAGCCAAAGCACATCAGTCAATATTTACAATGGAGAAAAGACACGCCGGCTGTTGCTAATATTGAGGTAGGTTTATTTAACACAATTTGGAATATGGCAAGAGAATGGGGATACACAACACTTCCAAGTCCATCGCAAGGTGTGAAAAAATTCCCAACTAAATATCGTGAAGTTTATGTAGAGGATTATATCCTTGATAAAATCTATGAATTTGCAGATGAACGAATGGCAGATATTATCGAGACAGCGTACTTGCTAGGACAAAGGCCGATTGATATTTGTAATATACACCGCTCACACATCTATGACGGTATATTGCATATTACTCAACAGAAGACAGGGAAAAAAGTGAGATTTGAAATTAGTGGTCGGCTAAAAGAAATTTTAGATAAAAGGTTGGGATACGAATCAGACTGGATTTTTACCAATAAATGGGGGAAAAAATTAAAACGGCGAAGTTTAGGCGATCATTTTAAAGAAATAAGGGAGAGAGCAATGAAAGCATATCCTGAACTTGCTGATGAAATCGCTAAAGTACAAATGCGTGATATGCGTGCCAAAGCAGCCACCGATATTTCCCTAATGACAACCGATGAACAAGCTCAAAAACAACTTGGGCATACATCAAAAAGAATGACACATCATTACATCAGAAAAGACAAAATCCTCAAACCTACCGATGAAATCACCTAA